CTAATGGTACACATTTTGGATACTTTCTTTTAGATCCTTTACTCCTACCACAAGGTTGATACTTACCATTCTTCTTTGGAGCACCAATATCAACCCACTTCTCACCAACCCATTTACGTAAACTCATGCACGCTTCCTTTTACGTGTAGTTTTTTTCTTAGCAGATTTTGGTTTGATTCTACCAGAACAAACACCAGAAGCATACATATTAGCATAAGCACTTGGATATACTTTAAATTTTCTTTTGGCGGCGGCTTTACCTTTTGCACACAGCTTAGCCATACATTGTTCCCTTACCTTTTTTCTTCTTGACCTTCTTACCAACTATGTTGGCAGACTTCTTCATTGGTTTCTTTTTGTTTGTTTTCTTATTCATTGTTCCATAGGATTTCATAGTTCCTGGCATTGTTATCTCCTTGTTATAGATCATACATAAAACATTGAGGAGCTTTTGTAAAGGAAAAATACGAAAGGAAGTCCTCTACCTGTTATCGGTAGCAGAGTTTTCGGATACCCCCAGTAACTACACAACCGAAGGTATAGCAGTCAGAGCATTATTAGTCCGAGCTAAATTACCTATGTTAGATCTATGTTTACTTGGATGTTGTTCGTACCCAGAGTCTGGTTCTGCTCTTCCCGTAAGCCAGCTCGGTCTAATAAGTCTTTACTAGCTTCCAGACGTACATACTCTGAGTTAGCATATTGTGAGAGATTTGATACAGTTTGTAGTGCTGTTATTGCTCTGACTCCTAGCACCTTCTTAGCACGCTGGTGTAAGTGGTGCAAAACCTTACTGTTCTTGAGTAAGCGACTAGCCTCAACCTTGGCTGATCGTTCTGAGTAACCAGCATCTATGGCACATTGTTTTGCACTAACACCACCAGCTAACAAGTTATCAATAAAGTTGCTTTGCCTAGTGGTAAGTTCTTGTGTTGTGTCTGATTTAGTGTCTAGTTGCTTCGTCATCTAACATTCTCTGGTTCTATATTGCAAAGCATCCATATAGCTGTCAAGTAAATAATTTGACACTACCTGTAACGTAACGTGGCAAAGGACTTAGTTCCCAAGTAAGTTGCCAAGCAAGTTACCACGAACGAATTGTTATAGCCGAAATGTCATAATGATTCGTTTTTTATCTGGATTTTGTATTGGTTTGTCAATGGTAGGTTTGAACTCCGAAGGTTTGTTATGGTTACAAAAAAATGTTGCAAGTGCAACTAGCACATATAGATAGGAACCGTCCCTACTAGTCTAGGGTGCGACCCCTGTCGCCCCAGCGAGAGCTGGCTTCGCCCTAGACTTTCCTATCTATATGTACTACCCCCTTGGGGATTTTTTTATAACCAAAACAAAGGAGTTCAAAATGACAAACGCAAAAAAATCACACGATAAAAAAGCAAATCAAGACATTTCGTCTACAACAATTCTAGATAAGCTAAAGAAGGCTTCAGAAGAGATTGTGAAGCTAAGTCCTTTACCACGTGACGAGAACGAGGTAGTGGGTATGTACTATGTAGACAGCATTATGTATGGTATGTTTGCAATGATTAATAAAACCAAAGAGAGTTATGACAAGTATGACGAACTGTACAACGAGTATGACTCTAAATCACAAGAACAACACAAGAAAGCATCCGGTTTTGAAGATAAGACTGGTATGATTGACAACGACATAGATGACAAGGCTTCACACTATGAAGCAATCAGATATGACGTAAAGAGAAGATTAGAAAGACTTGAGATGATCAAGAGTTTCCTAGATGAGATTGTAGCTGTTCCAGCTATCAATCGAATCTACACCAAAGGTGACTTTGATATATCAGCTAAAAGAAAACTAGCATATAGAAAAAAGGGTGTAACGAAAGTATACACCCCAGTGAAGCTGTAACACAGCTTCCTGCCCTCTGGGTTCACGCCCAGAGGGTTTTTTTTATGCGACGTTTGTTTAGGAGCTGGCAACCACGACTGGGCTACCGAAGGGCTTGTAGTAGAGTACCACCAGCAAACAAATAAACAATGCAAATACAGAAGAGCTGCAATGTAGTTATTGTTTAATTATTTTGTAAACTTAATACTTGCATTTATGCATTGTATTAATTATACTATTAGTAACAAAGGAGAATGAAAATGACATTAGAAGCAAACATATTACAAGGACTAGAAGATCATATGTGGCAACAGCAACAACTTGATCTTGCATATCTAAAAGAGCTTAATGATTTGATTATGTGCTTGCGTGATTCAATCAAGATAAACTCTGGTAAAGAAAACCTAGAAATAAAGTATGCTTTTCTACGTGAGTACCAAGAGAAAGCAGAAATGATAAATAAAAGATTACAAAAACAGGGAGTAGATTATGAATGTATTAGCTGAACAAACACACGAACAATTGCTTAACGATACGTTGTTTGAAAATGGTTGTAACTTTTTACAAGGTTATAGTTATAGAGTCAAACGTCTTGCTTGTGCTTACATAAACATACAACAACTACAAGCTAGATTAAACTATGTAAAAAGTTATCAAAGCGAAAAGCTAGCAGACGTTCACGATCTATGGCTAGAACACAAGAACTTATTAGGTGATGAACTCAGAGTGCTGCTCAAAAGAAAAGATCTAAATAGTTTTGTGTTAGCTATGAATCAAACACTTCAAGCGTGGAGAAAATATTATAGAGAGGATAGGCATGTCAATTAAACAAATAGCAGAAGATAATCTCAAGGCAATCACCGAGCAGATTATAAAAGATATGGAACAACACGATCCCAGTAAACCATTTATACCAAAGTGGATCGAGAACTTTCATATGAATGTAGATGGCAAAGCATACACAGGTTGGAATCAGTTTCATCTGAACTTCAAGTATGGTTACAAGACACCTGTCTGGGGTACATACAATCAATGGAACAAGATAGGATTACATCCAGCACCACGCACAGGCATACCTTTATGGCAACCCATCATAAAGACAGAAGTAGATCCTAAAACTAACAAAGAAAAAGTAAGGAAAACATTCAAGACTGTAGCTATTTTTAGTATTGATGATGTAACTGGTGATACAAAAATCATTAACGATCTTAAAATATCTTTGATTAAACCTACAAGAAAAGTAGATCACGATGTCATAGAAGAAATAGAAACTGACATACCAAAAGTAGGTGCAAAAATTACTGATGGTAGTAACAGAGCTTGTTATATACCACAAACAGATGAGATCAAGATGCCACACAGAACACAGTTTGAGAAACGTGAAGCATACTACAGTACATTGTTTCACGAGATCACACATTGGACAGGGCATAAAAGCAGATGCGACAGAAACCTCAAGGGTAGCTTCGCATCAAATGACTATGCCTTCGAGGAACTTATAGCAGAACTTGGTGCAAGTTTTCATATGGCTCACTATAACTTGTTGCACGAAACAAGAAGTGACCACGTGCATTACTTAAAGTCGTGGGCTAAGGCTCTTAGAGATAAGCCAGACTCACTACGTTCTGCTTGTAAGTACGCTAGTCAATCCTTCTTCTTTGTACGTGAGAAAGCAGAAGTGATTGCTAGCGATAAAGCAGTAGGTGATGTATGATTGCAGTCTATATAATTACAGTAACTAATGTTATAGTCTGGGCATACATTTATTTATTAACAATATAGGAGAATGAATATGAGTGAAGATTGGTACAATATGGTAAGGCGAACAGATCCAGAAACTAGTAAGACTGCCGCCAAACAAGAAGTACAAAGAACAAGACGAGCAAAAGACAGAGTGCTGGAGATCATCATAGATATTGGTGGTACATCTGGTATGACTGATGAAGAAATATCTTTCCACGATGGTGTGACAACCAGCAAGTATCGCACTGCTAGAGTATGGTTGGAAAGACAACACTACATTGGTGCAGTTGGTCAACGCAAATCAAAGCATGGCAAGTACCAAAGAGTTTGGTTTGCTACAGAAAAAGGTAAAGTATTATATCTAAAAATAAAGGAGAGTAAGTAATGTATATAGGTACAGTAAGAGAGAAGATGTTTAACAGAGCTTGTTCAAGTACAAGACAAAAGATATTGAGTGGTAAAGATATGTTCTGGATTGTAGAAGAAACTAGTGCTGGTTTTGATCTTGTTGGTAAAGACTACTATCAAATGATCAAGTGTCTGAACAAAGGTTGGCTACACGAAAAGCAATACTGGGTATTCGATAACTGGTATGATGCAAGATATAAGTTAGAAGAACTAGAGATAGAAGCAGAAGCAAACATATAACTTGCATTTATGCACTAACTATGATAGGTATTATTTATGAATGAACTTAATACTTATATGAATCAGTTACAAAAACTAGCTGATAAAAAAGGTATCAACTTACGTGAAGCTTTTAGAAAGTCTGGTATTCAAGATAGTACCTATCATAGAATAAAGACAGGTGAGTTTTGTTTACGTGAATCAACTGCAAAAACAGTATGGAATTATATATATGAAACCCACTACGAAAAAATCCGTAAAGAAATCTAGTGGTAGATACGAAGCATACCAAGGTAATATGGTATACTTCAACTCTACTGCCAAGGCAGATAGATACTTACAGTTAGTACAGTTTGTAGGTGATAAACTTATAACTGATCTTGAACTCAATCCACAGCTACCTGTTGTAGTAAACAATGTGCGTATAGCAGATTATGTTGCAGACTTTAGGTATGTTACTCTTGAGCCTAACAATCATAGAGGATATGTAGTAGTAGAATCTGTTGTTGGTGTAACGACAGATACTTACAAGCTAAAGAAAAGATTAGCTGAAGTAACATATGGTATAAAAATTCATACAATACCAGCAAAGGAGATTGAAGAATGGAAAGAGATTATACCTCTAAACCAATAGAAGAAGATTGGGAGCCAAGTACCACGTTGCAGTCTTGGTTCTTTGATAAATTTAAGCAAGCAACAATGGAGGATTTGAACTATGAACACGAACAATTTGTCGACTACTACCTCGCAAAAGGTAACAGAAAAAACAACTGGGATGCCGCCTTCAGATTTTGGTGTCGGTGCTCTTTCAAGTTGGGTAACAAAACACAGAAAACCTGGAACAATTCTAAACCAGCCAGAGTTTCTGCCAGTAATGCTGACGCAGTCGGAGATTATCTTGATAGATACAATAGCGAGAGCAACATCAGAAGCATTACTAGAACTAAAGGATCATAAAGAACTAGCACCACTCAAGAAAAAAATTGATGGTGTTATTCATAATCTTGAAGTACAAATGCAACCAGCTCCGAACGAAACTATTGTAAAAAGTTTGCAAGTGCTGGGCAATACATTTCAAACTGAACTACCACAACGTGAAGGTTTGAAGTATTATATAGAAGCAATCAAAGATATACCAGCTATATTCTTGAAGGATGCTATCGTATCTGTAATGAAAACACACAAGTATAATACGTTTCCATTACCAGCTACCATACGAGAACCTGTTGACAACAAGATAAATTTCTGTCAAAGTTTTCTTGGATGGTGTAGATCTGTCTTACACAGACTCACAACATTCACCTAGTTCATTCTTCAATTTGTTCCAAGCCTTGTGATTAATTTTGCAAGGCTTTTTTTATGCTTGATTACAATGCAGAAATGCATTATAATTTTATTAACAAAAAGGAGAATGATTATGAGTTTATATTTTGATAAAATAAAAATAACTTACACAAGAACAGAAACAACTTATTACAATCCAAAAACTAAAAAACATATTGACTATAAAAAACCAAAAATAACTACCAAAGTAATATTTGAAGATAGTTGTTTTGATATTGGTGAATTATATTTGCAGCTTAAAAACTGTCACGACAGAGGTTATGATAAAGTGCAAGTATCTTTTGTTTCAGAACGACATTACTAGGAGAATGACTATGAATAATTTTGACCGTACTGTAGGTCTAGGTGGTAGTGATGCCAACAGAATATGGCACAACCAAAACCTAGTACAACTATGGAAAGTAAAAACTAAAAGAGATGTGGAAGAAGATTTATCTAATGTATTTCGTGTGCAACTTGGAGTACATACAGAATCATTCCATATTGAATGGTTAGCTAAGACAGAGTTTGCTGGTAAGATAGTAACTAGACCAACTCCAGGACAAGAAGTAAAACAATTTACATTTAGAGATGTACCATTGTTTGCTCATCTTGATGCCAAGGTAGACAATGTAATACTAGAATGTAAACACAGTAATGCAAGAGCAACTGTTGAACACAAGGCTAGATACTATGCACCACAGCTACATCATTATATGAAAGTATATAATCAAGACTGGTGTTACCTATCTGTTATACTTGGTAATGATGATCCCAAAGTAGTAAGAGTAGATTGGAATCAAGAGTTCTACGATAGACTATTTGCAAAGATGAAAAGGTTTTGGTTGTTCGTAAAAAATGACAAGCAACCACCAGAATCAAATGGCAAAAGTGCTATTGAAACTTTGGCAGAAGAACACGTACTTGTAGATGGTATGAAAGACTATCTTGAGTTTGACAATGAATTATACAGAAGCCTTGATGGTATGATGAATCAGTATCAAGGTGCTGTTAGCAGCTTCGAAGAAACGAAGAAGAAGATGAAGTTACTTGTACCTAAGGATGCTAGAAGATGTGAGTTTCCTAACAGTAACTATGTAATAACACGCAACAAGAAAGGTACACTTGTTGTCAAAACAAAAGGAGAATGAAGATGAAGTTTACATTGAAAGAACTAATAGATATGTGGGCAAAAACTTACAACGAGAATCTTGTAGGTAAACACCCAGGATTTATCAACAACCTAATAGTGGAGTATGACAATGCCAGAACAAAAGACAAAGAATAAACCAGACTTTGATAGAGATCTATTCAACTTATTGCACGACGTAAATAATCCATATCAAGGTTCTCAGAATCCTCACTACAAAAGTAAGTTTGCTGATCTATTGAGTTGTCTAAAGACAGTCAAGCCAGCACTAAAGGATAACAACTTTGCATTACAACAAGTAATAAAACAACTTGAAGGTGGTGGATCTGTATTGCAAACTAATCTTATACATATATCTGGTAAGGTAGTTTGTGATGGTGGTATACCTCTTGTATCTAAAGATGCTAATGATCCACAGAAACTAGGTGGTTCTATTACATATGCTAGAAGATATGGTTTGTGTGCATTACTTGGTGTAGTAGGTGATCCAGATGATGATGGTAATGAATCTAGTAAAGCAGATACTTCACCTAAAGCATTAGAAAGATTAAAGAAAGATTTTGCTGAAACTATACACGATTCAGCAGATAAACCTATGCTTGATGAATTGTATACAACATACAAAGATGAAATATCAGCATTAAAAGATGAAGATCAGAAGTGGTTTAGACAAGCATACAAAGATCAAATTAAATTTATGAAAGAAAGAGAGGTAAAGAATGCAGACATTAGCTGAAGTAACTATACTAGGACATTGTGCAGTAGATCCAGAACGTATGAAAAATGAGGAATACTGCAAGTTAGTTGTAACTCACAACTCTGGTAGTAAAGACAATCGTAAAGCACATCATCACAAAATTAGTATATTTGATCCATACAAAACAGATTTTGTTATGAAGTATATCAAGAAAGGTATGATTGTTTATGTCAAAGGAGAGCTGCAAAATTCTAAATTAGATGATGGTACTTGGTACACAAGTGTTGTGTGTGGTAGGTTTGATAGCAGAATAGAATTATGCGAAAAGAAAGATAGTGCTGGTATCAAAGATGACGACGCACCTCCCTTCTAACATTTGTAAGATTCTCCGAAAAGCTAGGATAGATTGTTCGTATACATATTTAGATGCGAGCAATCTAACTGGCTTATCTATATCTACAATAGTAAATGCAGAAAGAACTATACCAAGTCCAAGAACTATCAAACTGCTATCGACTTGTTATGGTATAAAAGTAAATCTTGCACACAATACTAAAGGTAATGTAGTATATCTTTAGGAGGTATAGGTGGGTATATTTGATGATGCTTGGAGAAAAGCGTGTATGAAAAAGAGATGCAAGTATTGCACCAAGAATGCAGTAAAATGGAAAGGTGGTACGTTTTACTGTAAGGATTGTTATGATAAGGCAGTGGTAAAAGGAATGAGATTAGAATTTTCGGAACCCCCTCCACAAAAAAAGGGGGGATCTGAAAATTCTAAAGTTAAGGTTAGTAAAAAGAAACAAAGAAAGATAACAATAGATAAATATAAAGTAGTGAGGTGATATGATAGAAGAACTAATAAATCAATTAGCAGAAGATGAAGGTACAGTAAAGAATGATAATGGCAGACATATAGTTTATAAATGTCCAGCTGGTAAGTATACTGTAGGATATGGAATCGAAGTTGAAGAACATGGATTATCAGAAGATGAAGCAAGAATGTTGTTGCGACAAAGGATCTTAGATGTTATTAAAGAAGTGGATAATAACTATCCATTCATAAAAATTTCTCCTCTCCCTATAAAGCTATGTTTCTACAACATGGCTTTCAATTTAGGGATAACAAGATTAAGTAAATTTAAAAAAATGATTGCAGCTCTCGAGGTTGGTGATTATATTACTGCTGGCAAAGAAGCACAAGACAGTCAATGGTACAATCAAGTAGGTGCAAGAGCAGAACGTATAGTAAAAACAATAAGTGAATGTTCTGAAAAACATTTTTCTTGATCTGATTGTATAAGTATATATATTATTTGTACTAGGGATTTTAAAAAACAAACACAATGTTAATTAATTATGTGGATATATTACTATATGTTGTGGTTGGTATCCCTAGTCACAAACCCCAGAAATCAGGGATTTTTCGATCCATTTAAATGAGCACTGAGTGTAGGTAAAAAAGTTTTGCTTATGATTGTACCTACTTTTTCAAAGTTTTAGTATCAGTTTTTTTTAACTTATCGAAAGATCGTAAACCACCAAGTCCAAGCATACCTAAAAGCAATGGCATCATTACACTCATATCAGCTTGTGGTATAGTAATACCAAACCCAGCACAAATTGGCGAAACCATAAAATTAATTCCCAGGGAAATCGCACAGATCCAACCGACAAGGGGTCGCCACGAAGATTGAAACCAGTTACCTTTTGCTTCAGCTTTATTTACTTCTAACTGTTGCATCATAAGTTGTTGACTATGCTTCTCTGCCATAGTTGAGATCTCGTGTGCAAGTTGTGCCTGTTTATCTTTATCTCTGACAAACTTGCCAATAAGTTTAGTTGCTGGTCCGATTAATGCTGTTAGTGCCATAGTTACTCCTTTTCATTTTGTAATAAACAACAAGTATTTTGCTGTCTGTATTTAAGACGATCTAAATATTGTTCAGTCAAAGCTATCTCTTTACCTTCATTAAGACATACAAGATAGTACTTTGGATAAAACTCCATACATTCTTCTTCTTCCGAAGCAAAGGCAACGTAAGCTATTACACTCAGAAATAATATTAATATTACTATACTAATACCTATCGTTGCTTGTTTCGCAACATCCATCATTTCTTTTTGTTTCTCTAACTTTCTTTTTTTAATTAATAACTTTTGTTGCTTTACTGCTTCTATCCTACGTTTACGTTCCATTAGAATCTGATCCCAAGTATTAGGTCCGAATCTAAGATTAATCATATTCTTTACTTCTTGCATTTGCTCATTTGCTAACTTGGCATCAATTATACTTTGTGTAACATTTGATAAACCTAACTCATTAGCTGTACTGTTTGCCGCCTTACTGCGTTCTTTGTTTATCTCTTGTTGCCCAGTAAACATTTGATCTATCTGTTTAGCTACACCAGATATATCATTTACTGTATTGATATTTTCTTTTATGAATGAGGTTGCTTGTTTTACCAGTGCTATACCAGTAAGTACTGCTGTTACTGGTTCGACCATTTGATTGCCATCCTATCTAGTTTTTGTTCAAGTCTTATTATAGCTTCTTTTGTTTCTCTTGCTTCATTATTTAACTCAGATTTGGTAGCATATGTTTCACGTGTATCATTAAGATGTAACTGCAACCTCTTAACTTCTGAAAACATTTTACCAAATGCCCAACCAAAAGGAACTATAATAAAAGAAAGAACTATATTCCAAACTAGAAAAGGATCAACAGTCATTAAAATGCTCTTGTCTTTCGAGGTCTACCTCTTTTACGTTTCTTTTTAAAAATAGATTTTATTTTACCTAATATAATCTTGAACTGTGCTATCACTTGTCCACCTATCTATTCTGTTTACTTGTGTTACAACCCCCTCACTGTTTACAGTATCTGCATACAATGCTTTAAATGCTGCCATATCACTTGCATTATCAATAGCTGTGCAAATGTCTCCACAATCTTTCCTTATTGCCGCACAATATGTTGTTACTGCACTAGGTATGGTTGCACTACTATCCATAGTAACTCTTTGCACCAACCAACCAAATCTTTTTATTAAATTATGTGCTTGTGTTTTTGCTTGTTCTTTAGCTAAAGTTTTTAAACCATAATTAATTACTTTGTTGCCATCATTATCTAAAATGTTTTTACCACTTTCATCTTTAGCTTCAGTATCATCTAATTCTCTATTTGTTTTTGTCACTGTGCTAGTTACTTTTTTGTTAGAGCTATCAAAGGCATATGTAGGACTAGATGTTACTTCAAATCTATTATCTCCTTCACTTGCACTTTCTACTGTATAGATACCTATACTATTTAATTCACTCCAACTCCAAGCACTAAATATTTTTGCAGGATGTTTAACATCATCTATCACTATATTTTTAGGTATAGGTATAATTTCTTGTATTTTATTATCTTTAACGTAAGCCCACATTTTTTCCTCCTTGTTTAAAATGGGTTAGAATAGCGAAATGGAATATCTCCCCAAGCAGAATAAATATAATCATTATTGCTACCTTGCGACCCTAAATTAGTACCTCTTAAACGAAATCCGTTTGATAAATAATCTACTCCATCGTGTGTATTTGTACCTGTTTGCTCTGAACTTGTATCATTCCAATACACCTCTCTGTAATCTTCATCATTAAAAGGTCTTCTTGTTGCATCAGACACTAAATACGAACCTGCTCCATCTGTCCTTTTTAGCATTACTAATTTTGGGCGAAAGCCAGTATACACGAAAGCACCTTGAGTATTGCCTGTGCCGTTGTATGACCCAAATGAAGAGAAACCAGGAATTGATGTCCACGCATAACAAACATAATTTCCACCATTTTGATTAACTCTACCCTCAGTACCTATAGTAATTAAAGTAGCACTAGGTTCTGTATCATTAAACCAAGCAGTACCTGTAGCAACAGCATTGTTATTGTTTAAAGCAACGTTTTTTGTGGCTCCTAAACCTACAGAATATACTGCCCAAGTTTGCTGAGAACTTAATCTTTTAATTAAAAAAAATTCTGGTGCCTTTCCTAGACCGTGCCCTATTGTAGCACCAGCACTACCATTTCCTGTATAGGTAATTATACTAAAACCAGCTTCTGCGTTTGCTTGTACTGTAGAAGTTATTGAACCACTACTATTACTAGCTGTTGTTCCCCCATTACAACGCCAACCCCAACCACAATATGTATCACTACTATTATTTGAACCACCTGAAGTTCCTAGGGTAAAACCAGTTGATGTAAAAGCATTTGCAATTCCTGTATCTACATGAGTTCCACCATCTGTGTTACTTTGTAAAGAATTATTTATTCCTCTTGTGCTATCTATCCAATACCAATTATTAGCTGAACCTCTTTCTTTTATTACTATTAAATCAGGTTGCATACCTAAAGATATAGCTCTATCATTTACACCATCACCAGTCCAAGTAGCTATAGCAAATTGTTTACCACCTATAAAATCATTATCAGTTTGTGCTGGATCAATGTCATCATCAATCGCAACGTTGCCCTGACATAGGGCATTGAAGCCTGTAGGTGGGGTGTAATAAAAATCTCCGAAGCCGTTACCATCAGTTGCATTCGCAGAACCACTTGTTTTATTACCATTAAACTGACTGCTTTGACCAGCATTAATGTGCATATAAGAAGAGCCATTATAACTAGCTACCCATATAGACATTTCTGTTCCAGCAGTAAATGTATCTACTTGCCCAGTTCCAGCTGCTGGATTTCCACTATTAAAATAAGTATTATTTTTACCAAACCACCATTTACCAGCATCTATATCCACAGCTATTTGTACTATGTCACCATCTGCCCAAGCACTACCTCCTACAGAAGCACCTGATGTTGAACCAAATGCATTTATGTTACCATTTGTTCCAACAATTTCTGACCTATGAGAAACAGTAGCACTTGTATAACCTTGGTAATTACTTACATTTTGCATTATTGAAATAGATGAAGTTTTAAGAAGTCCTAGTGTAGGCCAACCTCCGTTTGGATTATTTTCTGCATATAATTCTACATACCATTTACCACTTTTCATACTGATTGTAGAAGTTGCAGATGATGTACCACCAGTGTTACCTCTGAATCTAGTATTAGCTTTATCAAAAATTGATCCTGAATAAGATAGACCAGGATTTACTTTAGCACCAGGATTCCAAGTTGCAAAATTACAATTAGCCGCCATAATTAACTCCCTCCACTTGTTGGTGTATCAATAGAAGCGTGATCAGTACCTATGTTGTTGGTAGACCAGTTATTACCATTACCACTTGAATCTGTACCAAAAGCTCCAGACGCAAATTTTAAATGAAAACCATTATTACCGAATGAAGTTCCAGCTGGATTTTTCGGCACCCAAATATTATTCTTAAATTCGCCAAACTGCGTTTCATCATAAGCAGTACCATCAACAAAAATCCATTCTGCAAAACTAAAATTAGTACCTTGTACTGCGTGACCTATATTTGTTTTGTTGCCTATATACATATTGTTATTGTTCCAATTAGGAAAATCTTCTCCAGAAGATATGCTATTAGAAGATATTGTTAATTGTCTACCATTTAACCAAATTTTTAATCTATCTATTTGTGTACTTTCATTAGAGTTATATCGCATAACTAAATGATACCAAGAAGAAGGATCAACTAGTGATACATCAAGAGCACCTATACCTAAATTATAAAAGTCACAAGTTAAATTTCTGTCTGAAGCTCTTACTTCCAAAAATGAATATTGTCCAGCACCACCACCACTACCAGCAGTCCATAATATATTTTCTTGTCCACCAGAATATGGGTCGCCACCAAACTTAAACCAAAAACTCCAAGTCATAACATCTCTACTGGTAGCAGTTCCAGGAGAAAAATTCATATAACTATCATCTGCAAAATCGAACCTTAAACTTTGCTCGATTTGATACGAATATATTCCTGTAGAACTAGCTGGTTTTTGAAAAAATTCACCTTGTAACGGCATTACTTATGTCTCCTATGCAAATGCAAGTTGTGGTGCTCCTAGTTGAATTGACCCTGATGCTTTAACAAAATATGGTATCACATCTACAGCATTTGCCGCTGTTGATATTGTTAATCCAGCACCACCAGCAGTTTCATAATCTGTACCTAATGATAATGTTCTGCTTCCTGTACCATCTTGAATAAATACTATGATACCAGATTGTCCTACTGATTCAGTTGAAGGATTAGCTAGTGTTACATTACCTGTAGCTGTTAAAACAAAGTTTTGATAAGTATCAAAATCAAGTGTAACACTACCTGTTTGTGATCCAGCAGTTTGTGTGCTACCTCTTTGTGATTTTGTAAATGTATTGTTTTCATCTTTCTTTACTGTATCAGCATCAAATGCTTGTATATCACTGCCTATTGCAAGACCTAATGCTGTTCTAGCGGCACTTGCACTTGTTGATCCTGTGCCACCTTTTGCTACTGTTATTGTTGGTAAACTTGATATACCTATACCATCTGTAACTACTAAAGAATGTCCAGTAGGTATAGTTACTGTTGTTCCACTTGCTCCTTGTATTTTATCTACTGCTACTGTACTTGCCATTTATAACTCCTATAAAATTTCTAATGTGCCATTTCCATTTATTGTCCAAGTAGCAGAACCACTTACAGTTATCGGTCCAAAGAGAAACGCATTCTTTGTGCTGGCTGTTGTAGAAGTAGCATTACTACTTACACTATTATAATTACTAAACAAATTTCCAGCACTTGTCAACTCACTTGCTTGTATTGTAGCAAAAGTAAGAGTGCCAGAACCATCTGTTGTTATTGCTTGATTTGCTGTACCATCAGATGTTGGATAACTTAATCCATCTAAAACTACTTTACCAGATCCATTTGGTGTAATATTTATATCTCTATTTGTTGTAGATATTATTGAATTTGTTTGAACATCAAGATCTCCACCTAATTGTGGACTACCATCCTGTACTATATCTGTCAAAGAACCAGCAACAATAGTTACCCAAGCAGATCCATTATAATATTTTAAAACATTTGCTGTACTATTATATGCTAAATCTCCTTCATCTAGTGATGACGTAGGATCACTACTTCCTACTCTATATCTTTGTGCAAAACTATTTACTTCACCTATATTACTAGCAACAACATTTATGTTTGAAGTATCTACAGTAATAACATTACCCATACCATTTCCATGCGTAGTACAGTAATACTTTAACGAAGCTGGTGCATCTGAAGGTACAACAAATGTAGTTTTTGCTCCAGCATTTCCAGGAGTACCAGTAGAAGTTACACCTGTTGTATAGCTTGCATCTGCACTAGTCCTAAATGCTATTGGATGTGAAGCATTACTAGAATCACTTTGATCAAATACATATGTATTACCTCTTATTAAAGTAATTGCTGGATTACCAGTACCATCTAAATAAAATACATTACCAGTACCACCACCATATAATGTACCACTTGCTACTGTTACAGTATAATTAGTAGTAGATGCAAGAGCACTAGCAAGAGATGTTACGTCTGAACTTATACCAGCTAATGTAGTTATGTTTGCATTGTTACTAGCAACTGTAGTTATATTAGCTGATATACCAGCGACTGTAGCAATATTACTTGTAATGCCAGCAACAGTAGTAACGTTACTTGATATTCCAGCTACAGTAGAAATATTAGAATTGTTACCAGCTACCGTATTTATGTTTGAGTTATTACCAGCAACTGTTGCAATATTGTTTACATTTGTTGAAGTAGCTATTGTATTTAAATCTGATACAAAATCACTAGTAGCAAGTGTATTTAAATCACTTACTATATCACTTGTAGCAAGAGTGTTTATATCAGAAACAATATCACTTGTTGCCAAAGTATTTAAATCACTAACAATATCTGATGTGGCTAGTGTGTTAAGATCACTTACAATATCAGAAGTAGCTAATGTATTAATATCATTTACTACATCTGTTACTGCTAATGTGTTTAGATCCGATACAAAGTCTGAAGTTATTAAACTTGCAACTGCCGCAACAGAAGTTATTTCTGATGCCTTGCCAGCAACAGTAGTTACATTACTACTAATGCCAGCTACTGTTGTTACATTACTTGCTATGCCACTTACTGTTGTTATGTTACTTGAAATACTAGCAACGGTACTTACGTCTGTTGCTGTAATAGAAGTTTCTACATTACCTGTACTACTAAATGTTAATACTTTATTTGCTCTACTTGCTTTTAGTGGTAATGTTAATGTTGCAGAAGAATCATCATCAGTTAGTCTTATTGACCTTGCTATCTCATCTTCTCTTTCACCCATCATAGCAACCATCTTATCAAGATCAGTATTTAAACTATCTATTACAAATGGACCAGATGTAGGAAAGTCTGTTGTTCTTGCAACAGGTATATCTCTTACTAATGTATACACATCATTAGCAGTAGCACCACCACCTAATACAATAGTGCCACCACCTGATGTACCAGCACCTGTAACCCTATACTCAGTTTTGTCCGAAGGACTACTAGCGTATGTTAGGAGTGTAGAACCTTGAAATACTTTTATATCAGTTACTTCAAATATTTCAAAGGAGTAAGTAAACGTAGTCTGTGTAGACGTAGCTGTGTACTGATTTCTTGGTGTTGTATCATTTACGACTATAGCCATATTAATATCTTTCTGGTTTCATTGAATCCACTATACTGTTAGTTGCACTTTTAAACAACCATTTTAAGTAAAAAATATTATTAAAGGGTAATAACCTTTTTATCATATGTGCTTTTTCATTGGTTGTAAGTTCTTCATCATAAAATAATCTTGCTACATTTTGAACCATTCCCCCAGCTGGACCAAATGGTTCTGCTATTGCATCACCTGTATTTCTTGCAAAAGGATTATCTACTCCTAATATATTTGGTCTTATACCATATTCATTTATACTTAGAATTTCTAACATATTATTTATATCGAGCCAATAAGATGTAATACCACTATACTCAATAGCTTTATATAATCTTTCTTCAGTTGACATATATGGAAAGTAACCTGGATTTCGTAAAGCAACTCCGATACCTCCAGCTAATATCATAGAAGCTATACCAGAAAAAACTCCTCTATGTCTTCCTTGCAATGTTGAATTTAATATTTTATTTTGTGCTCCTACTGCCCAAGTCATAAATTGAAATGGTATTTTATAATATGTAGATTGATGATCTCTTAACTTTTTATTAAGTTTACTATATCGTACAATACCAGCTTCCATTACTAATGGTTTGTCTGCTTGTGTAGGAGTCATATAAGTATTTGTAACTTCCATTCTAATAGCATTTAAATACTTTCTAGTAAGTATAGGATCTTTATCATACCAGAATCTATGATTGTCATAATAAACTCCAAGTTTGCCTTTGTATGTATTTTTAGAATTGTGCTTTGACCAGTTGTTATGTATAGCTTTTAGATCTTTTTCATCTAATCCATAAGTTTTTAATATTTGTAAATCTAAATCAAAATATTTATTTAGTGCAGAACTTTTTTCTCTTTTGTTTAATATTGCACCTACTCTTATTATTCTATCAGCCGCCATTGGTAATATCATTTTTTTACCTTTAGCAGTCCATTCATTTAAACCACTTAATACATATAATTTATCTTTTGCGTAAGATGCTAGTTTTTCTGCACCATCAACAAATCTACTTGTTGCTCTTCTAAATCCTACACCACCATCATTTATACCTTCTGCTTTCATTCGACTAGCATTGTTTAAAATATTTTCTATTCCTATACCAGCATTAAAAATAAGATCTTGATTTGCTTTAGTTGCCTTAGACCATTCATCCATATCTCTAAACCAGCTTCTTAAATATCTACCAAACACTTCGTTCATTCCTCTGTTTAAAATAACTTTCATTGGATCTGCGGCACTTGCAAATAAAACTTGTCCCATCATTGTAGTGTGTGCTAAATCCATTGCTATTCTAGATGCTTGATTTGTAGGACTGCCAAGATCAGTTGATATAGGTTGTCTTTGTAGTAAAAGACTAAGAGATATTTCAAAATCATCATTTTGATTATTAAATCTACTTAAAAAGTTTTTAGTATCATTGTTTGCTTCGTCTGCATATTTTACCAATATGTCATCTAACATTTCATATTTTTCTTGTTGTGCAAATCTATCACCTCTAAACATTCTAGCAGATTCAATACTTGGTCCGACCTTTGTACTATAGTTTCTTGATATTGTTTCTGCATTTGCGTGTATAAAATCTGCTACTCCATTGTATTCTTTTAATAATTGATATGGTGGTATATCAAGCTCTCTACTCATTTGATGTCTTGTTAATCCTTTGTTCATAACACCATCAACATCACCCATTACAGATGTTTGTGTTAATTTATTTATAGTTTTTTCTGCTTCAAATTGTGCTTGTAATTCTACATCTTCTAGTGTTGGCACTCTTTCTACTTCTAATCTTGTATCATCTGTAAGTCTTAATAATACTTTTGGATTTTTAAATTTTACTTTTATATTTCTTTTATGTGCTTGTTGTATTGCTTTTAATTTTCCAATAGGTTTATTAAGATAATGATTTTTAAAAAGATCTACTGCTGTATCTCTATAGGCTACATAGTTTTCTGTAATGTGATTATGAGGAAAATAGTATTTAGTATTAATACTATCTAAACTTAACTCGCCTCTAAATCTATCATTAATTACTTTATAGTGTCGCATATACGTATCTACATCAATATCTTTTACTTTAATTTTACTAAATACACTATCTGGTATTTTTGTTTTTTCTGTCTTTAATAAAAATACATTGTCTTTTGGCATAACTGTTTTGTATTGTTTTAGATTTAAACTGTTACCCATTAGATCATCTAACATATCAATTAATAAATTTCTATGATCTACAAATAAACTATCAATAAATTGATCGTCAGTTGGATTATTTGATTTTTTAAATGAATGTAAATGACTATCTATTCTTTTAAGTTCAGCTATATCAAATTCTAATTTGCCCTGGAATTTATTATTTATAGCTTGTTCAATGTTTTGTTCATTAAACTTTCTTTTATATACTTTTGGATAATCAGAGTTATCTATAATTTTTTGTAAATACTTTTCACTTACTGGATATAATGATGCTCCTCTTTGTTTTTCAATATTCTTTTTTAATTGTAGTTGTATGTATTCATAATCATCAATAGCATCTAATAATCTTTCTGTAGCTAAATTGTATCTTAAAAAATCACTTTTCTTTTTACTTTTTATTTTACTAAGTTCTTTTCTTCTTAATAAAACATTTTTTATATCTTTTGATATACGTGCTTCTGTATTTTCAAAAGTTCTACTTCGTACAAAAAACCCTACTTCATCACCAGCTACTTCAAACTTTTTAAAAAATTTATGTAAACTTTTAGCACTATTTAATATATGTGGATTAGGTTGCATCTCAGCATCTAGTTTACCTAATTGTTCTGCTTTAATTAAAGTTACACCTACTTCTCTTTGAAAATCATCAAAGGTCATTGTTGTATCTTCTTTACCTGTAAATCTATTATATAAACCTTTTGCTTGTTGTTGATAATCTTTAAAAGCAAAACCTACTTTTACTTCTAATGGTTCAAATGGTTTGTCTATATTATGTAATGCTAAAAAATCTTTTTGCATACTTTTTATAAATTTAGCTGTTTCTCCTGTCCATTCTAAATTGTTCATTAGAACAGTACCACCTGAATCATTTATAAAGCCTTTTCTGCCTGATAGTTTTGTTTTATTTAAATACTGCCCACCATCACCAAAAGCTGATAAAAATATATTTTGTGTTTTATCAGACTTACTAAATCTAGATATACCTTTATATACTGGTGATATTTCACTTAGTTTATTAAGTGGTGTCCATACAAGTTTATTATCTTTTTCTAATTGTGCTTTTGCTTTTTCGTTTTTTGGTAAATATTCAAAACCATTTTCTTCAAATAATTGTTCTTCTGATACTTTTTTTATATCTGGTACTTCTATAGTGCCATCAAATTTGTCTGTATTTGTATTGTTAAATTTTACAGTTTTTGTAGATACAGGAAATACATTACTTTTTCTTCCTTCTGCAAAATTAGATGCATTATGATAATTTTCGCCAAATCTTTTTGCTGTTATATGACCAACACCACCACCTAATAGTCCTCCAAATAATGCAGAACCTCCTACATTTAATACTGATTCAAACATTCCTGTATCAAGAGGATCGGTTTTTTTACGTATTGTTTCTACACCAGCACTTAATGCAAAAACACCACCAGCAGTTCTTTTAAATCCTCTATAAAAACCTAAACCTTTTACTGTTGGTAAAGGTATTAAATTTATAGGGTCAGCTATTCCAGCAAATATCATTGCAGAAAACCTACCATTAGATAACTCATCTCTTAGTTCAAGATTTTTTTTATACAAATCCATATGAAAATCTACTTCTTCTTGACTATTAGAATCCAGTACATCATCTAAAATTTCTAAAGGTGCATTAGCTATATGATCTCTATTGACAACAAAATTAGGATCTGCTTGTCCTACAATGCTTTGTCTAAGTTTTGCTAATGGATTGCCATATGTGTATCTATAGTTATTACCAACATCTTTCCACCAACCAACTTTTTTACTTACATTATCATCTACATTGACACTATTAACAGATAATAATTCTGGTGCTTCTTTAAGAATATCTGCCACTATCTAATCCTTTTATTTCTAAACTCAATATATTTTTTTGTATCATTATTTGTAATATTTGTAATATTCTGTAATACACTTTCTGCTTTTTCTTTTGTATCAAATACAGGATACATCATATAATTATGTTCTCTATCAGGCACATCTTTTAGTAATAATTTATTATCAGATACTATAGGTGTTTGTGTAGGAACTACATAAAAGTTTCTATTAAATTTTTTTACTTCATATTCTATAGGTTCTTCAATGTTATTTCTAATAATACTATTTGTAAGATAAAATCTATTTAAACCAATTAAATAACTTTCTCCGTTATTTTCTATATTTACATTATCAAAATTAAAACGTAATGCTTCGTGCCCTTTTTTAAATCTAGCTTCTTGCATTCCTACAAAACCACTTGCTTTTTCTGTAATAATAGTAGCATTTTTGTCAGCAGTTATTGCTGTATGATATAAATTAGATTTTAAATTATTATTAAAAACAACATTACCTGGAATTAAAACTATCTCATTATCTTTATCTAATACTGGTTCTAATGGTCCATTATCTATTTTACGTGCTAAAGCATATTGACCATCCATTTCTACTAAACCAGCATTTACACCAAGTAATAAAGGTTTATTATCTATAGACAATAAATTTTTTGCTGATGTTTCATTTATGATCCCTAAATGTGGTTCGTGTATTTGAGGTATTGTTTCATCAAGATAAGAGTAGTTTTCTGTTTCTTGTGCTGATATTTCTTCTCCACGTACATCAATACCACCAGCTTGTTTAAATAGTTGTACTATATGTATATTAGGTAAAAAATTCTTTGGTCTGTATTTACCATCAGTTTTGCTTTGTAACATTCCTTGCACATCATATATTGCTCTAAAATTATTATGTGGTGAATAATTAACAGCTCTTAAATCTATAGATAAATTTTCCATAGGATAATTTGATTTTGATGAATGTCCAAATATAACACTTGATCCATCTTCAAAAGATATTTTATTATCTAAAACAAAATCCATATGTTGTTTATAAGAATCTTTTATTGATGATGAATCTATATCTTCTACTACACCTATTGATCTTTTTATAGCGTGCAATCTTAAAAACTTTTTTGTTTCTGCTAGTTGATATTTATCCATTTTGCTTAATTTAATATTATCACCTTTAATATCTTTTCTATATCCAGCTATAAGAAATTCTGAGGTATCAGATATTAGTTCACTGCTTGATGTGCTACTTGTTTTTTTTGAATCGCTATTAATATTTTGATTTATATTTAATAAAATAGTTCTTACATTATTATTATCTGGATCTTGTGTTAGTTCTCTTATTTTAGTAATATCCTCTTCTGTAATTGAATCTGGTAATTGATTCATTGTTTCATAAAATGTATAATCACTTTTAAAATTATTTGTTTCATATAAAACATTTTTAATATCTGTGCTTTGAGATAACAATCCAAATAAATTACTAGCTTGTATTATACTATTTCGATCTCCTGATATTCTACTATTTTTCATAAAGTTTATTATATCTGATGGTATTCTTTTTGTTTGCCCTATAATATCAAAAGCAACTACTTTTTTTGCTACATCTTCTGGATCATCACTTATCATTGTAGATATTAATTGATCATTACCACCATTTACAATATATCTAATAGCTTCATTATATACACTCGAGTTTGCTAAACTCATACTATAGATAGCATTTTCATCTAATAAACCATTATCAGGTATTGTATTTAATAAATCTTGTACAGATTTTTTTACAGTAGTGCTACTTGCTGTTGCCGCATTATCTAGTGATGATATTTGTGTGCTATAAACACCAGAATCAACAAAAGCTGGCAATACTTCTGATAACTCTTTTACATCATAATTTGTACCATTTATCATTATTGTTGGTTTTTGATATAAATTATTTGCAATTAAATCAATTTTATCAAATGTACTTTTATTTGCTAACAATTCTCCTTTATCATCAACAGACCCTAAATCATTAATAAGAGAATTATATATAGCAATTTTATTTGGTTCTAGTTCTGATAATGCTTTATACTTAGATATACCATTATCAACTAAACTTTGTGCGTTATCTTTTATAAGAATAGGATTACTATTACCTACTGCTTCTTTAAGATTTATTTCTAGTATGGCATTTCTATTATCTATATTTTTTTTTGTAATATTTGATAAATGTGTATTACGAAGTTTTTGTAAAGAATTATTATATTTTAAAAAAGTATTTTCTATATTTGTTTCTGTAGTAGGTGTAAAGTTAGATAAATCTATTTTATCATATATATTTGCTATTTTATTTTCTGCATCAGTTATTGCTGTAAGTGCATCTTGATCTGATGAATCTTTTGCTATTGTTTCAGTAAGATTGTCAAGTATACCTTTAAATGATTTTGATAGTTCTAATGCTTCAGTAGAACCTTTATTCTTTTGATTAATAACTGTATTTATTTGTGTAGATAATTTTGTTCTTATATCTGCATCTGGTATAAGTTCTACAATATTACTTCTATTATATTCTTGTCCAGCAATTTCAATAGTTTCTTCTTCAGAAACTGCACCAGTTAACATCATAGATACCTTGTGTAAATCTGAATCTTTTAAATTAGGCACACCATTTGTTACTCCAAACAGTTGTCTTTTAAAACTATTACCAGCTAATGCTGATTGTATTTTTTCATTATAGCTTTCTATAAAAGCCATATTACCATTTGTTATTTGTAAATATTGTTTTGAAACGTTTTCAAACTCTTTGAAATATTCACTATTATTAAAATCTTCCATAGTAATATTATCATCTACAATACTATCACTTATTTGTGCAATTGTATTTTCTAATCCTTTAACTGTATTATTATAATTTAATCTTGCAGTTCTTTCTCTAACATCTGATAGTGTAGTTGTACCAAATTGTTCTATAGCATTTTTTGCTAAATTAAAATATTTAGGATCTACAGTTTCTAAAACTCCAGATCTTATAGATGCAATAGCTTCTGCTAAGTTTTCTGGATTATTTCTCTGATCACTTGAATCGTGTGTAAATCTAGCTTCATTTATTTTTGTTCTTATATCTTGTTGTAATGTTGTTTTATAAACTGATTCTACTGCATCACGATAAGCATTTTCATATATCGGTCCAGCATTTACTTCATAAGCTGGTATTACAGGCACACCATTTTTATATTCAATATTTACAGCTAAACCTCTTTCTCTACCTAATTTTTCAGCTTCATTTTTTCCTAATTGTACTGCTGTTTTTTGCACAGTATCTGCTAAATTTCTTACACTATCTAACATTGTATTTAATGGTCTAGGATCTATACGACCTAAGTTTGGATTGCTTACACCACCACTTTGTATTTTAACTCTTGCTGTATCAGAATATCTTTTTACCATTAATAAGGCTTTCTTGTTTGATACCAACTTGATGTGCCAGAAGCTGTACTTGTTTGATAATTACCATATCCTCCACTTGGTGAAGATTGTGTATTTACTTGAGGATTGTTTGGTTTTTGTACCATATAATAATTAGATGCACCTGAAGCTAAACTACCAGCGGCATTTAAATATCCTGAAGTTTTATAATATCCACTCATATCTGGAAGTGCAGATCTGCTAGCATTTACTGATATTTGTGTAGCTAACCTATTATCTTGTATACGACTACCTAATCTAAGATTTTCTACATCTAGTCTAAAAGCATCACGTTCTGCACTTAAAAACGCATCAAAACTTTTGCTGTTTTTACCTCTATTATAAGCTCTTACACTTGATAAATTTCTTTCTAATGCATTTCTTCTATTGTTTTCTTCTATTTGTGCATTTACTTTTGATAATCTTCTTTCTTCTTTAAGTTGTGCATTTTGTATTTCTGCTTCTCTTTGTGCTCTTTCTCTATTCATTTTATCTATCTTAGCCATTTGATTGCCTTGATAAATTGATGAGGTTGCACCTACAACTGCTGAACCTATTATTGCCGCTTCTATACTACACATTAATACATATACTCCATTACTAATCCTGTTACTCTAAGTGGTAAAGGATCACTTTGTGTTAAAGTTACTGTTGCATCTTTATTATACCCTAATAAATAAAAATCTCTTTTGCCTGTAACTGGTGTAGGCGATAAAGACAAATCATCTGTTACTTGTCTTAATATTAATCTTGTGCCAGATACAGTTGTTGCTAATGTAGAATTTAATCCCATAACTACTTTACTTATTCTTTTTGGTTTACCTTGTAAAGTGCCACTTGCTAATACAGTTTCTACAGGCATAGTTTCTACTTCAACATCATAGTCAAAACCTACTGTTATAGTAGTAGTATCAAAACCAGTTGATAATTCTAAAACACCACCACTTGATACTGCAAACTCACCCATATAAAAATCACCACTTCTTACCTTTACTGTTTTACTAGCATAGTTTGTCAATCCTGTAAATGTTGTACCAGCACTTCCTATAGTAAAAGTAGTAGAGTGATCTAATGTATTTGCTTCTGTACCCATTTCTTCTATATAATATGCACTATCTCTATATACTGTAAAAAATAATCTACTGCCAACTGCTTCTACACTTTTAAAAGATGCACCAGATGTTGTTTTCCATTCTGTCCAACCAGCTAGTTTTTCTGATCGTACTGCGTGAAATATACCAGCAGTACCATCTGAGTTTATAAATATAGCATAAGACTCTGGTCTTTCAGAAGTGCCTTGCAGTATTGTCATATCTACTGGTGTATTAATAAGATGACTAGCAAGTACACTTATATTTGTTGCAGAATAAGATAATTCTAAATCTGTAAATAATAACTCTCTTACTGCTCGCCCATGTTTTTGAACAAACAAAACACCACCTTCTAACGTCTTTACATTTACTGTACTACATCCATGCGTTGTCTGTCGTCTTGCTGTAAAGTTTGCTGGTGTTAATACTGCTTGATCTGCTTGTGGACAAAAAAACTCACCATTAGCTGTAAATATAAGTAAATGTCTATTACTTGTTAAATGTCTTATATCTGCTACTTGTGATGCTCCAATACTTGATTGTATACTATCACTATCTTCTGCATCTCCTACATCAAAATTAAAATACTCATCTACTTTTGATGCCCATACCCAATCTGGTAAACTAGATGTTCCACCAAACCATAATCTACCATCGTGAAATGTAGATGATGCTGGATAACCTCTTACTGCACTAAATACTTGTTCTTCCCATCTAGAGTTTGCTTGACCACTACTAGTAATAAATACACCTGTACCACCACCAGCGGCAGTATTATTAGCATTATTAGTACCACCAGCAGTAAATGTATATTCATCATCATTTAATACTGTAATTGTTTTTGATCCATTTATATCTGAAGCATTTATTCCTTCTATGCTATTAGATCCACTAAATGTAACACTTGCTCCATTTGATAATCCATGCAAAGGATCACTTACTGTAATTGTTTTTGTACCATTTTCTGTTCTAAATGGATCTGTTATAAGTTGTTTTCTTAGAGTGCCTTCTACAGTAGCAGTTACTTGTGTAGCACTTGTAAATGCAGTTATCTCTAAAGTAGTATCTTCTATACGTATATATGTTCCTACATAATTTGCATTAAAATGATCTGCACTTGATGTTATAGTTACACTTCCTGTAGAACCACTAGCAGTTAATGTAACACCAGCACTAGCAAATTTATAATAAGGTTGATAAACATTTTCTGAATCTTCATCAAATGTAAAAGCTGTTCTTGTAAAAGAAGTTAATCCTGTTCTAAGTATTTTTTGTGTAGGCATACTAGGATGTGTTACTATCATAGTATCACCAGCTTGACTAAATTGCATATCAAACAATATACTTGTTGTCCAAGGACAACCTGTTATAGCTTGTGCTAATGCGTTTGTTTCAAGATAATATATATCTACTCTTTGATTACCAAATGCCATAATGTATTGTTCATTATCATCAAAATCAAAACCAATTAATCTAGCATTACCAGTTAAACTTGCGTATCTCTTTGTACCATTACGTCTTTTGAAACCACCTTGCGAAAATAAAGCTACATTTTGCATTTGTTTAGCACCATTCGCATAAGCATTAACGTCACTTCTCATATTCATAAGTGGATCTAATTCACCAGCTTGAAATGTTGTTTTTATTTGTCGTAAAATATTTCTTGATTTTGCCACTCTATTCTACAATCCCTTCTATGTTAGAAGCTCCTGTAGAATTACGAGTATTATTAAATCTAGTAACTCGAAGTCTACTAGATGTTCTTTGTTGTGCATCTATATTTTTAGCTATTGCTATTTGTCTATTAGCTTTTGCTTCTAATGCATTAGATAAATCTGAATTTTGTGCAACTGCATATGCAAATATAGAAGCTAATGTTAGTTCAGCAGAAAATATAAAATATGGTGGAAAAAATGCTTCTGGATTTGATAATGTTGTATCGTAATATGTATAATCTGCATATACTTTATCAGTAGATACTGCATCATTATAAACCATATCACCATATCTTTCAAAACGTATAGGCATATCATTTACAAATATTCCATGCAGACCTACTAATTCTGCTGGTAATTGGTAAGCTGAATCCCATTTGTGATCTGGTGCATCTGTTAATCTTGAAAGTTGTGCTTGTTTACTAGCAAACCTCCAACGATAACTAGATAACATATTCTTTATAGTGTCTTCATATAGGTTACTAGCTACTGTACTTTCTGTTGTTCCGTCTGTAAAAGAAGTAATAGGACTTGCTCCTATCATTACAAGTGCTCTCGCACATATATCTATTTTTGTTGTTGCCATATGTTGTTAGGGGGAGTTACCTCCCCCATACTCCGTTAAGCAAGTAATGCTACTGTTACTGGTGTAGCACCAGTTGCAGATGTTACAGTTGCTAGGTCTACTGTTGGTGATCCACCACCAGTTGCTCCTATAATAACTATTACATCAAATTGCTTTAATTCATTAGTTACACTACTAAAGTAACCAGAATCATCAATAGTGCCTACTGCATCTGTAGATTTGTAAATCCACATTCCAGGATTGGCACCACCAACCTTAAATAAATTTGTTGCATCTAAAGCCATTTGTACCTCCTATTCAGTTATTTGCACTTCAAAGACTGCGTTATCATCAATTAAGGCGACACCCAGACTCATATATGCAGTTATTAAATTAGACACTCTTTCTGGAATGTAGTTGATTTCTGTTGTTACATCAGCACCCATAGCTACACCCAAACCAGTTCTGTGATATGCAAAACATTGTCTTCTACCACCTGTTGATGGTAAACCACTATGTATCATCCACATAAAACCGAGCCATCTTTTTGCTACCATTCCACCTTTGAATGGAAGTTCATCTGGTCCAATAAAGTCAGCATCTGTAAATGCCGCAATCTGTAACAGATCAACCCAACCATCAGGTGATACGATAAAGTATCTATCACCATCATCAGGTATATCGTTCTCACCCATTTGAGCAAACACAGCTTCAATCTTAGCTTGTGTTAAACCATTTGAATCAGAGTTACCTGAAAGATTTGATGTACCATCAAGAGCAGTAGTAATTAGTTCGTCAGTTTTTCTTCCTAACGCACCAGCACTACTTTGTGCTACTACCATTCTTTCATCAATGTTGTTTTTTAATTCGTCAAGTCTATCTACATAGTCAGCACTAAAGTAATCTTGTAAAGTTACTGTTACATTACTATGATCGATATTCATTATTGGCACTTGTCCATGACGTGATTTTTGGACAGCAGAGCCTTTTCCTACTTTTTGAAAAACTGTTTGATTACCATTGACACTTGGCTTCTGTCTAATGGTGTCCTTGAGTTTAGATCCCATTCGCTGATAAGCCATATGAACGTCACTCTCAAACTGTTTTATAAAAGCAGTGCTTATTCCTACAGACATAAGTTATCTCCTATAAAGTTAAAAAAAGTTTCACCGAGTTTATCTAGCGTATCTTTGTATAGTTATCCAGAAGGGCAATACTCTAATATTCTAGGACTACTAATACATCTATAACGATAAATGTTTACTTTTGCAACGAGAAAATTTTACAAAGTCAAGATTTTTTCTTTTAACTATTTCATTATCAAAACGACAATCAAGGTGTTTAAGTAATTTTACTGCTTTTTCATTACCAATCCACACATAATTATATAAAATTTCATAAGGTCTATGTATTAAATCTACCCATTTTCTACTTAATAGTGCAAGTTTCATAGGTTTTTGAAAAGCTTTATCGCTAGCAAGTAACCAAACTCTTGCCAATCCTATACTTTCTCCTACTGTACCACCCATCAAAACAGGATCTTTGTCATAAAATAATGTAAATGTTTGTGCAGATTGGTGTCGTACTGGATATAATAAAGCTGTAAGAGGATCTACATCTACTGCTTCTACTTCCATAATATCTTGCTTTCTCATATTTCTAGCAAGTTTTACTGCATCCTTCTCAGTTGAAGGTTGTATACTTATCATTTGTAAAGTTTTTCAAAAGCCGTATCTATTTGTTTTACATAGTTTTCATCTCTACTAGTAGGATGCCAGTATCTTCTATCTTTCATCATTTCTTGTAAATCTTCTCTTGTTTTACCACCCATAGCAGTAGATTCAGGTGCTTGGCTCATACTATTTTGAAGCATACTCATAATTTTTTCTACTGTTTCTACTCCAGAAGAAGTGCTACACATCATTTCAAGCATAGGTTTTTGTGACTCATCAAAGTTTTTATTTACCCACAATGATACTGCTTCTATTCTTTGATTAGCATTTTCACCAAGTTTTTGTTTTTCTGCTTCTATATCTACTTGTGGTTGTGATTGTATAAACAAATCAATACCTTTATTAAATGCTTCTTGTCCTAATTTATTGTCGTGACAATATTTTCTCCATCCATCCATAAGTGGTGTATCTGTTTCATACTGTTCTGGTATCTCTGGTAAAGCATATTTATCTGGTGCTTCTGGTAAAGATTTAATAAGTTCCTGTTCCATTTGTGTTTTTATTTCAGCAGTAAGATCTTCTTTCTTTTTACCAATATAAGATTCTGCTTCTGTGTAAGATTTAGCTAAACTTTCATAATCAGGATTACCATCTTTAAAAAATTTTTCTGGTAACCACTCTGGTCTTTCTGCTACTTCTCCTACTTCGTCTTTAGTTTCCTGTTCTGCGTTTATTAGACTCTCTTGCTCTGACATTTTTGCCCTCCTTTATTCTTTGTTCAATAATACCAACTAAAAATCTCATTCCTTCTCTTTGTCTTAGTTCTTGATCAGATATATTAAATCCAGCAACACTTTCTATAGTAATACTGCGTAAATATTTAAGTGTTTCTACACCAGCATCTGTTAAAAAACAAGACAATACTGTAGTATTTAGCTTATCTTCATTTGCTTGTGTTCTTCTATATCCGTCTATACTAACTTGGGGGTGTATTTTCTTGTCCATCTTGTTGTGCCATTTGTTGAAGTTGTTGTTGTTGTTGTAATGCTTGTTGCATCTGCATCATAACTTGTTCCATTTCTTCTTTACTTCTAGTAAGTTTTTCTGGAATACCAAATTTTTCTGCAAGATATTTAGTAGCTTCATTACTATCTACTAATAAGTTTATAAGTTGTGGTCCAAATCTTGTACCAACTAATTCTAAAAATCTATTGAATCCATTTATATCTTGGTTTGCTTGTGCTTGTGCTAATGGTGATGTAGATTGTATTTTTATTTCTCTACCATTAACTGTAGGTATATTTATTCTTCCTTGTTTTTTTAAAATATGCACTACTCTTTGTAAAACAGGTTGTACCATTTCTGCTTGTAATCTGCCAAATGATGAACCAATTTGTCTTGATAAATCTGCCATACGTTCTGCTACTTCTGTAGCTGACATTGGTGTTCTATTTGGATCACCAAGCATTTCATTATACAATGCACGTTTAATATTTGTACGCATATCTTTTAATACCAAATCAGCAACATTAAAATTGCCTGCTGGTGCTATAGGTTCTAATCCTCTTGATGATGGACTTCTTGGAATGATTGTTCCTGGAAGTAACTGAATTGTATCTACATTTATTATACCATCATCTTCCATTTGATACATACCAGATATTGCCATCTGTGCATTTTCTAAAATCATTTCTATTACTAAGTTACAAGTTTTTATTGCTGGCATAGAATTTAAAAGTGGACCACGACCATACACTTCGCCAGCGGCTTTACTCCAACGAAACACCACATATGGATTTGATCCTTCACCTAAAAATTTTTTCTGTAAATATATATGTTGTGGATTCATACTAAATACTGTGAAATCATACATCTCTACATTTGGTTTCGTATAATTTCTAGATACACATTCTACTATTTCAACAAAAAAATCTTTACCAGCAGATAATTGCCTTTCTGTTTCTGGTGCTAATATAGCTTGTGGATAAGTTAATTTTATATTTGATGCTTTTACTTTTCTTGTTCTATATACAGTATCTACTATATCATTTGGTCCAGTATCTAAACATAATCTTGATAATGGTACTGCTGTAAATCTTATAGGTTTTATTGCATCTCCTTCTTCTATTAGTAATGCTCCTGTGCCTACAGCAAGATCTAAAAATGATTCGTGTATTTCTTGTGCAAAATTACTATTTTGTAAAATTTCAAATACATAGTTTGTTACTGCATCAAGTGATTCATTTACTTGTGTTCGTTCTTCTGCTGGTACTTCAGTTCCAGCAACCATCTCTGCCCATCTTGCATAGTTTGGCACAATACCAGCTACTAATCTTGATGCAAATTCTTGTACACCAACAACAGCAGTTTCATCAAATATTTTATCTGTCTTTGTTTGACCAGCAGTTGTAGGATAAAAGCTTTCTCTTGCTGGCATACTGTATTCATAACATTCTTCAAATGTTGGTCGCCATAATTCTTTAATACTTTGAGCACGTTTGTAACGTGCTATCATATTTTCAATATCACCCATTTCTTTTGAAATAGGTTCTGGAACTAATGCTACCATACTATCCTAATGTATTACCACTACCAGTGTTAGATAAATATCCACCACCACTAGAAGTTAATAAACTTCTTCTTCCTAATCCTTCTGCTATTTGTTTCTTTCTAGCTTTAGTTGCTTCTTGTTGATTCTGTAATCCTTGTTCACGCATTTGTGTTTCTTTTGCCGCTAAACCTGGATCTGGAGCTGGAGGAGGTGGTATGTATACTTGTGAAGGTTTACTTCCACCAAATAATCCTGAACACATATATTATCCTTTCTATAATCTTGAACGAATATCAAAGATATTCCATTTCTTTCTTATAGTCTTTTTTGGTTGTTTTGTAAAGACATCAAAATCAGTTTTTGCTTGCACCACTTTTGCTGGATTTATGGACTTGGTTATGTTTTGTCCTTCACCAGCACCCAACATCAGATATTGTAACGCATCATGCACGTGAGAATAATGATTTTTATCTGGTTTATCGGTATATCTTTCACCAGAAACTTGCATACGTCTATACTGATACCCACCCTCAAAACCTTTGATTAGATGTTTACAGCTTTTATCTATCAGCAATCCTGACTTACCTTCTAACAATCTACTCAATGGTGCTGAAACAGATTCTATACGCAAAGATACATCATTGGATGGTGCTGGAATGGCACGAATACCAGCACCACGTAGTATTTGGAATGGGGTAGACTCATCAGTCTGTGCTCTATAATCCCCAGCTGGGTCTCCAAATATTCGTGCTACTGGGATTTGTCTAAATTTGGACTGCATTTCTTGTCTAAGCAGTTCTCCAAAACGTACCATCCCCATATCCTTTGCTACGATTTCGTGTAAGATTATCCATCTTCCTCGGACTTGTTGTGCAAACACACACGCTGGTGTAAGACCAAAGTCTATACCTACATAGTATGGAACTTCTGCTGGTATAATTGGTTCTTTTGCTACGTGTATATCTGCTGAAAATTGTTTGTAAACTGGTTTACCATCTTCTATAGATCCTAATCTATTCATTACATAAACATCAATCCACGATTTAGTTTTACCTCTTATGATAGAAGTATAATAATCTGACATAAGATTCATTTTATTTTCTGCTACTGGATTTATTTCATATCTTTCTACTTCACCTTGATTATTTGATTTTTCTATCATACCAGATGGTTGTGTAAAAAATTTCCAGTTATCAGGTTTGACTAACATCATTACTTCTTCTCTAGATAGATGTTCTGGTGGTGGTGCATCTCCACTCATTACCGACCACCAATGATCTTCATCTGGTGCATTGGTATCTGCTATTACACCATACCAACTCGGACCACCATCTTTCATAGAAGGGTATCTGCCTACACGCATTGTGCCAGCATCTATAATTGGTTTTGCTATCTCTCTACTCTCATTAAAGAATAAAAAAGTTAATTCCAGGGAAAGTAATTTTTTTACATCTTCTGGTCTATCTAAAGCTAAAAAGATAACTTCAAGATCTATATCACCTACTTTGATTCTATGTGTGTATGGTGGTGACCAATTCATTTTACCAAACTCTTTTTCTGGAAACCAATCAAGCCACGTTTTCATTGTGGTTGTTCGTAACTGAGGATTAGTATTACGCACAACAGCAACACGACTTTTTCTAATACCATCTGGAGATTTTTTTTGTGCTATTGCTCTTCTAAATATTTCTATACAACAAGCAACTGATTTACCAGAACCAACTGGTCCACGTATACCACGAAAGAAACTATTGTCTTTCATAAAATTTTTTAGTATTTGTCCGTCTGGTTTATATTTAAATTGCATTAGTCAACTTGTCTGTTGTCTACTGCAAACTTTATCATTTTACCAGCTACATCTGGACCGAGTGAATTTATAAATTTATCTACTTCTGTGTTAGTAAGATAACCATTTGGATAAAATTTAAGATGTGTATTACGTACAATTTTACGCAATCTATTTAGATCTGTAAATGATAGTTCTCTTATAAACATTTTTTCTCCTGTATATCTTTTCTTTTAACATAATCATCTTCTTCTTCAGCAGTGCGTAAAGTAAAACCATCACGCAACAGATCAAACAATTTATTTTCTACATCTGCTTTTGCTGGTCTTTTATGAAAAAACATTTTGTAATTAATTACATACATTAGCAGTTCCACGCACGTAGTGATTTATTAATTCTTGAATTAGGATCGTTACGTTTCTTTGCACCAGTAAGTTTTTTCTTCATACCTTTCATCCTTGCACAAAAACTTGCACGTCTTTTATTACCAACTTTTTTTGATGGTGCTTTAAGATTTCTTTTTTTACCTGTCTTGGTGCGACCTTTGTTATAACTAGCACGACCCTTTGCATTTAATCCACCACTAGGGTTCTTGCCTTCTTTACGTTGCCAAGCTGGTGATTTCGCCATTACTTTTTTTTCTTTCTTTTAAAGGTTGCTACATTAGTTGGTTTACCACCAACCCCTTGTTTTACTGCTCGCTTTCTTTTTACTGCTGAAGCTTTCTGTGATGCTGTCATTTTTCTAGCCTTTGCTAATGGTACACATTTTGGATACTTTCTTTTAGATCCTTTACTCCTACCACAAGGTTGATACTTACCATTCTTCTTTGGAGCACCAATATCAACCCACTTCTCACCAACCCATTTACGTAAAC